CGCAAAAGCCCCGCTAGGTTTCCCCAGCAGGGTTATTATTCCTTGTAGTCTACTTAGCGCGATCCTCGACGCATTACATCATTAACCTACCGCTACCGCTTTTTGTTCTTCTTGCAATGATTCTTCGAGAAACTTTGCGGCTTCTTCTGCGCGGGTTTGCTCCGCGATTCTCGCGACCACCTCCGCTTCCTCGTTCAACAGTGCGAGGAATCCGCCAATGCTATCAGGGATCGCGTGATTGCCTTTTGCGATACCATCGAGCGCAAGGTGAACCATGCCGGCAAGATCGCCGATCACGGCAACAAGGTCGAAGCTTCCGATTGCCTTGATATGCGGCAGAATGTTCGCTTGGAGCGTGCTGATTTCCCGTTGCAACGTAGCCTCAATACTTGGCTTGGCTTTCGACAATTCCGCATCGTTTGCCTTCTTTTCGACCGTAGCACGCGACATTGGCTCTTTCCGTTCCTTGCCGTTTTCCACGATTGTGTCACATGGCAAAGAACCCAAAATGTCCCACGCGCGGCGAATAGTCGCATCATAGGCTGTGAGCGTTTTTACGGCACGGTTTCGCAGCGATGTGAGATTGTCTCGTTCCTTTCCTTTCTTATCACGAGTCGGCATCGCCAAGGTCAAGCGAAGGTCGTTAGCAAACCTTGCCGACGCTTCCGCTTGGATGGCTTCTTTGACTCGCCCGAAGACGCTTGTCAATTCCGACTTGAGCCAGACCATGCGCTCCTCGGCTTCGCCATCAAAGGATTCTTCAAGCGCAAGCGCCATGCCGGCCGCCATTGCCCAAGTCCCCTTTTTCATTTCAGACCCGGCAGCAGCGAAGCCCCCAGACTGGAGCAGCGCGACAGCCAATTGTGTTTCGGCAGACGCTTCATTGATAGCCTGCGCCACTGCCGTTTTTACCTTCTGGATTGCGTACATAGTTTGATCCTCGATTCGTGGATTGATTGTGGAGTCATAACATATTGATATGTTAAGATTCTGTTAAGACAGTTCTCGAAATGTTAAGATTCCGTTAACAGTCCATTGCCACCAGGCGCGAGGATCGCGCTAAATAGACTTAGTGCATGTTGTCAAAGAGCACCTATGATCGCCCGTGCCGCTATCCAATGCGCGGCCAGGGCGCGGCCATAGTAGCCGCGAAGCGTGCCGGCCTTTCGCCAGGTCACGCCTAATACAATGCAGAAGCCGTGCCAACCAATAATTCCTTGTAAATCAACAACATAGGAAATGTCACTATATGACGCGCATGTAACATTATGACATATTGCGGCACACTATGACAATTGGTGACCGGGGTTAAGTGTAAAGGAACCTTTACATCCGCCTGCGCAGTACCGCCAGGTGCCGTGCCGACCAGCGCGGTTGAATGCGAAAGCAAACGAGAATCATTCGCGGCTCCCTGTTCGGAATGGGAAGCATTCGCATCTGCACAGGCCGAAGGCCGGGGGTAGCAGCTTTGGATCTGGGTCCCTGCGCCCCTGTGGGCGAAGTCCCGTCAAACAACTGTGCGAGTGGCTCAGATAAGTGGGAACTTAAGTCTCAGATAAGTGTCTAATATATACAGGAGGTGTAGAAATAATATGGCAAATAAGTCGAAGAAGCCTGCCGACGGCTGGTTAGAAAGTATCATAAGTGATCTTAAAGTACAGGATACTACGGAAGCAATCAATGGAGAGGCCCCTAGAAGGGCCTACAAGAGCATCCGCAGGAGAGGGGTACGTCGTCATACCGAGGAGAAACGGAAGGAGCTGAAACGGGCTGAGGATCGCAAGGCGAGGCTATCCTTGAGGGGTAGGCTGAGACAGCTACGGAAGCATGCCAAGTATCGAGGTATAGAGCTAACCTTGACCTTTGATGAATGGGTTAGACTGTGGGAGGCAGCGGGGGAGGTATTCTTTCAGGGACGTATGGTACCAGCCTTTACGGCGTACACTATGAGGAAGAGGCTGAATCCGGATGTGCCCTACGAGCTGTCGGATGGATGCCAGCTACGGAGGGTAGATTGTACAAGGGGGTACAGCTTGGATAACGTAAAGATTATCTACGGTAAGCGTACCCTAGTAAGAGGATACACCGTGAAGCCGGAGGCTGAGTGATAAAAGAACATTCTAAGAAGATAGTCGCAGATCGCAGTAGATCGCAGAAGTTAGAAACGGAAGAGAGACTCAAGGTCCTACGTAAGGAGGGACTGAGGGCTTGGAGAGCCAAGGAAGAACTGAATCCGGATATAGTAGACCTTGTTGTGATGCACGGATAATGGAAAATAATTAAAATAGTTGGGGAACTTTTTGGGGGGTTTTGGGGAAAGTCGTTGTCTAAGGGCCGTAAGAAGAAAAATCTCCAAAGGCACGCTTACGGGTCGTGGTCGGAGATCCTATCCCGCAAGGATAGGTTGAGAAGTCCGTACTGCCCTCTGGACTGGTTCCTCAGAGAGTCACTCATAGACGAGTTAACAGTATTACCGGCACGGCTTAGGAAAGTCATGAGTCCTAAGCTTAGCCGGGGAACTACTCCTAACCACCTCTTAGACCGGAGGCGGATACGATAAACCAATTAAGCGGACACTTATCGACTTGCTTATGCTGGAAGGACGATAAGGACTACGGGGACTTGACTGAGTGGCATCGGATGCTGACAGTTCTGGATAATCGGTTAGGTGTACTTAACACGAACAGCTAGGTATAGTTGTCGTGAACAGAAGTAGTCGAGGCTTGGTAAACACTCCGAACAGTCGCAAGACGTAGGGTGTCCCTAAGGTCTATGACCTCCTTGCATCCAGAGTAAGCTGCAAACAGTTCCATACTCGATAATACGAGCAGTTCCATGATTTGATTTACACCGACCATGCAGCCTCCTTTAGGAGGCGATAAGGGATACTACAAAATGGCTCTAACAACCCGCGAATTCGCACCAATCCACCAGCGTAACGAGTGGTCAGTTCAACAGAAGTCCGCACTCAAGCGAGTACTGGACTCCATCTCTGACGGTACTATTACTCCGCAGGCAGCACCTACCGCACTGACTGTCTCAACAGGAGGCACTGCTAGTGATACACTGGCGGCTATGACTGTTACGGAACCTGCTAATCTAGCGGCTGTAGCTGCTCAACTAGTTATTATCCAGGCTTCTATCAAGAGTCTTGGGACTAAACTCAATGCCATCCGCACTGAGCTGGTTGATGCAGGAGTACTGGTTTAACATGTTTTCATCTCGCAAGTGGAAGAGGGCTTATGAAACGTACAAAGCCCGGATTTACCTCAGGTGGTGCACCCTCCGAAAGTACATCGAAAACATCGGCATCGAAGACTGACGAGGAAATTAGTGGAGGTAAGCTTCTGACTAGTCGGAAGTTCATACTAACACTGCTGAGTCTAGGTTCTGGCTTCTGGCTAGCACTGCACGATAAGGATGTGACGGGATACGGCATGCTGGTTACGGGCGTTCTAGCCGCTTACTTTGGCGCTAACGTCGGACAGGATTACGTTTTCCGTAGGACAAGACAGGCAAGATACAATGAGGATCCGTCTCCAGACATTGGAAGACGAGATCTATCTGACCTTAGACGGCGGCGATAAGCCCTGCAACTAGGGCTTTAATACTGAGGATAGATACATGGCATTTCAAGATTTACTTGTGGGCACAACTTCGGCAGGCCAGTCAACAGCTATTACCTGTGATGGAACGGCGCGGATCACTTTGGGTATTTATCGAGGTGCTAGCGCAACAGACGCAGAAGCTTGGTCTGAAAGGGCAGGCTGTCCGGTTTACTATGCAAGTGGTACTACAAAGCTAACTCCACTAACCGACTGTAAAGGACGGCCTGTTGTGTTAACTGCACATAAGCCTACAGTACATATTGAGCAGGCTGGTTCTTATGTTGTAGTTAAGGGCGCAACAGCACAAAAAGTAGGGGTGTGGGGCGAAGACGGAACAACACCGTAATGATTACTATACGACTCTCCGAAAAAGTTAAGCTATCGTCCGTATTGTCTCCTCCCGAATCAGGCGTGGAGGATTGGACATTCGAGGCAAGTATTACAGCGGGAGGTGGTATCATTGAACTGGAGCCAGTTCCGGGTGAGAATCTGAACTGTTATGCGAAGGCATTGCAGGTAGGTTTTTCAGAGGTAGAATTCAAAGTTACCTCTCTAGATGGAACCCCGCTTAGCGCTAAGATTGTTGTGGTAGTAACTCCAGAACCTGCGGAATCCCTTACTATTGTAGCGGGAACTCCGGAACCTCAGTAAGAAGAATAGCATGCCACAATGGTTTGAAGATGAGGTCGATGAACTGAAGCTCGATGAGGGCTTCCGTTCTAAACCTTATAAAGACAGTCTCGGTTATTGGACTATTGGATACGGACACCATGACGGTGTTACAGCCATGACAGCACCCATAAATAAAGAGGATGCAGAGTCACTCTTAATCGAGCGTATGGAAGAAGCTTGGGACGACGCTAAACTCGTCGTTCCTAGTTTTGACCAACTTGACGGGCCCCGCAAGGGGGCATTGCTGAACCTAGCTTACAGCCTAGGGCGAAAGAAGCTGTCAGGATTCCACGGAACCTTACAGGCTATTGAAGACCAAGATTGGGATCAGGTAGAGCGGAGGCTGCTGAACAGCCTTTATGCACGACAAGTAAAAGGCCGGGCAATCCGGATAGCGTATCGCCTCAGAACAGGCGAGTATGCGGATCGGTGATCCACAAGGCACCCGCGCGCCGTAAAGCGCGGGACTAATTCTTATTAGATCCACATGCGTCAAGTACAAATCAACAATCGGAGCCGAAGCGTGAATAAACGCAACAAGCGTATGAAGAAGAATGAGTTCGTTATCCCCCTGCTTACCAACGAACGGACAGATGTAAAAGCTACCATCATGCGTAGCATTTACGATGCAACGAAGTTTGGGCGACTAGCCTACGTAGACTGTGTAGATCCAGATACGAAAGAAGTAGTTCCTATGCTAGCAATGATTGGAGACATGGAAGGGTCGGAGTTCGACATCTCCAAGGTGTTTCCAATCGCTTACTTTATTGCGTCAGAAGAAGAGTCCCTACGATATGGAATTGCAAATGGCAACGGACAATACATTACACGAGAGCGAGATCTCGGAGTCTTTGATGGACTCGGAAAACAAATCGACGCCAACCTTGTCGAAGAATGGCAAGAGGATGGGGCGGTTGGGAGTGCAGACACAAACATGCAAGACATGCCTAGTAACTAAGGACATTTCTTGTTTCTCTATACATACTAGAGGAGCTGGGAGGCTTCGAAAAGACTGTAAGTCTTGTGTCTCTAACAGAGAACGCGAAGCCTATAAACTTAATCCAGAGAGAAAGAAACAACGTGGTAAGTCTGAGTACAAGAGAGACAGAGAAAAACGACTAGCTTCTAATAAGCTATGGAGGCAAGCAAACCCAGATAGATGCAGGGATTCCCAACTTAAAGTCAAGTACGGGCTGTCTATAGAAACTTATTACGCTAAGCTAGAAGAGCAAGGCGGAGTGTGCGCTATTTGCGGTTCGACAAATCCAGACGGCAAATACCTATCAGTAGATCACTGTCACCTATCGGGTAAGATCCGGAGCTTACTCTGTAATACTTGTAACAGGGCTATTGGATTACTAAAAGATGATCCTAGTCTAATGGAAAAGGCAGCAGAGTATGTCCGAAGATACAGAGAATAAGTCTCCAGCAGTTAAGCTATCTAAGCATGGTAAACGCATAGGGCGTCCGAAGAAGGAGCCAATTCGGCCGGAGCATTGGGCGGAACGGATAGTTAAGATGTACGAACAGGGCTGCTCAGACGATGAGATCTGTGCGGACCTTCGCATCTCTAGGAAAGAATTCTCGCACAGAATCAATAATGATCCTGCGTTCAAGAAACTAACCGAGTATGGAGCAGTAGCTCGTCGTGCTTGGTGGATGAAGATTGGACGCATGGGAGCAGTTAACGGAGCTAAACCGCAGGCATTCAATTTCTGGAACGCTACCATGAAGGCAGAGTTCGGATGGGGAGTTGAAAGCACTGGGGACGGTAAGCCGTTAGGTGAAAAGTCAACGGATGATATCCGTAAGCGCGTAGAAGCTCTGCGCGATAGACTGAGTATGGCAGCGGAGCATAGTGATCTTGTCAATTGATGAAGACGATCTAACAGGTTTTGAACTAAAACCAACGGTAGATCTTGATGCGCCTATTGATATTCTTCTGGACGAGAGGGCCACCAAGCTCAAGAAGGTACTCGGGAAGATTCGTTCTACTTCTGCCGAACACATGGCAGTAGAAGATATCTTAGAGCTAGAAGAATTGCTTAGCGAACTTCAGAACCGTATGGGTGGCTCTGGTCTAGACAAATGGTATGTGCCGGATGGTCCTTATTCAATTGATAAGTTGCCAAAGCACAAAGCATTCTTTGCAGCTACTCGGGATTATCGAGAACTCCTCATACTTGGAGGTAACAGAACTTCTAAAACCAGTAGTGGATGTTTTCTTTCGGCAGCTACTGCTACTGGTTTACTTCCTGACTGGTGGGAAGGAGTCACATTCAACGGCCCGGTAAACAACTGGGCCATAGGTTCTACTAGCAAATCTGTTAAGGAAACTCTACAAGAAGCGCTACTAGGTCCTCTAGGTAATTTTGGTACTGGCCTTATCCCAAAAGAATGTATTATCCGTACAACAGCTAAAACTGGAGTGCCTGGAGGTATAGGTACTGTATATGTTAAGCATGTTCCGACGGGAGGTACCTCTACTATTGAGTTCATGTCAGCAGAGCAAGGTACTAAAGCTTTCATGGGAGCGGCTAGGCACATCATTCATATAGACGAGCCCGTCGATGAGGCAATCTATAATGAATGCCTAATTCGTACCATGACCACTAACGGGCGCATGATTCATTCTGTTACTCCAAAACTTGGTCTAACAAGGATGCTCGCTAACTTCCTAAGCGACTGCGATCTTCTAGAAGGTACGCAGGAGATTAAGGGTCTTAAGATGGCTAAAGCAATCATGGAGCTAGAACAAAAAGAACGGGATGATGCCAATGGCTAAGCAGCCTATTGATATCTCCATATATGAGGTAAAGACATTAGGCAACCCTGCTACTAAAAGCAGGGCTGCCATTTCTATTTCATGGGCAGATGCCCCTTGGTTAACTGAAGAATCAAAGTCTCAGATTAGGGACTCTACTCCTCCGCATCTGCGCGCCACAGTGGAGTTTGGCACATTTGCTGTAGGTGAGGGGTCGGTATATCCGATCCCAGTAGAAGAGATTACTGTACCAATGGACAAGACGTTCCATATCCCGGATCATTGGCGTTTCATTTATGGAATGGATGTTGGATGGAACAGGACGGCTGTAGCATTCATTGCGCAGAATCCTGATACTGGTGTGTGGTATATGTACGATGAGTACTATGGACCGCAGCAACCTCCGGCTATTCACGCCGATCGTATTAAGGAGATTACGAAGGACTGGATGGTCGGGGTCATTGATCCAGCATCCAAGAATAAGTCGCAAATTGACGGCGAACAGCTTCTACAGCACTATCGCAAGTTAGGTCTCAAGCTTCGTGTTGCCAACAATTCTGTTGACTTTGGCATCACCAAGATTTGGGGAATGCTCGCATCCGGTAAGCTTAAGATCTTCGCTAACTGCTACAATTTCCTTAATGAGTACGTACTGTATCGCAGGGAAAAAGGACATATCGTTAAGAAAGATGACCACCTCCTAGATGCGCTGCGCTATGCTATTGTAGAAGAAGCACACGCTAAGATGAAGGGTAATTACGAACAGATGATTCCCGGACTTAAAGGTCCGTTGATCCAGACTACGAGAAAATATAATGGCCGACGAAACTAGCATTATGCCCGAAGAGGCTGCGGATCTCCTAGGCCAGCTAGAAGCGCTACAAGCAGAGATTGCCTCAGAGCAGGAAAAGGTAGAAGCGGAGCGTGTAGCTTTCTTCTCTCAACTAGCTAAAGAGATTGAGGGCAAACTAAGTTCCCGCATGTCTCGCAAGGGCGTTAAGCAAAACCAAATGATTGAGTCTATGCGACTTGCGCTTGGTAATCTTAGCACATACGACTGGATTGATCCAGATAATCCTTTTGCTGAACCTCAACGTGCAGACACGTTCAAGGTAAACATTGTTAATCAGAAATGCCAAGCTGCTTTATCACAGGTCATTGCCTTCCAGTTTGCAGGAGGAGATAAGAACTGGCAGCTACGCGCCCCTCAGGTTATTAATGTTGATCCAAGCGACGTAGAGCAAACACAACAGCAAGCCCAAGCACCATTAGATCCCGAGCAGGTAGTAGGTTATCGCATGGGACTCATGGAAGCTGAGATGGATAATCATCTAGCTCGTACGGATTACGCACTTGAAGTCCGCAAAGCAATGCGAGATTGGGTTTACTTAGGTACGGGTATCATGAAAGATCCCGTCAATCTCGGTAAGCTCAATAAGAACTACACGAAGCAGCAGACTAGCGACGGGACACTTATCCGCGTTCCTAGTTTTGACATGGAGTACTTACCCTGCGCGTATAGGGTTAATCCTATCCTGTTCTTCCCTGATGACTCTGTAAATTCTATCAAGGATGCTGAAGATAGCATCGAGCTGCACCCAAAGTCTAAGTCACAGCTTAGAGAACTACTCTATAATCCAGGGTTCATTAAGGAACAGGTAGCTCTAGCTCTTAAGGAAGCTCCCAAGAGCTATACACAATCTCCTCTAACAGAACAAAACGCCATCACAGGTGGCGGATTGAACTTGTTAAAGGAAAAATACATCGTAATGGAGTTTCACGGTCCTGTAAGCGGTGCTGATCTGGCCATGGCTGGTAAGGAAGCATATTACGAATCAGAAGATGACGTATATTTTGCTGAAGTTTGGGTAGTAAACGGAAGAGTTATTCGTTTCGAGCTATCCAACATCGAAGGCTGTCGTTCTGTACCCTATGAAGTAGCTGTCTGGGAAGAAGATCCGGGTTCAATCTTCGGATTTGGAATCCCGATGCTCATCAGAGACGAACAGTACTCGCTAAACGCTACGTTCCAGATGATCTTGGACAATGCAGGTGTATCTGCTGGTCCTCAAGTCATCGTTGACACTACTATTATTCGCCCGGCAGAGGGTGGATTAGAGTGCACGCCGTGGAAGGTGTGGTACACCAACGAATATGGTGCGGATGTTTCCAAGGCTATGAGCTTTGTAAATGTTCCGAACAATTTCGAGGGCTTGGCTAATCTATTCTCATTACTAAAACAGGTAGCCGACGAGGCTAGTTCTATCAACCTCCTTACTTCGGGTCTAGGTACCCCAACTGGGGCGGGTGATAACGCTACTTCTATGGCTATCATGAATCAGAACGCATCTTCGCCCTTGTTCTTTAAGGCGGAGGTTTGGGATGATAACATTACCAAACCGTTGCTCAATGCTATCTACGATTGGGAGATGCAGTATAATCCTAATGATTCAATCAAGGGTTCTTTCGTTGTAGATGTTCGCACTCCTACGCAACTCCTCCGTAACACGCAGGAGCAACAGAAGCTCGAACGCCTATCTATGGAGATTTCCCAAGGTTCCCCGCTGGGAGAGTGGATTAAGATGGATGGCCTGCTAAATGCACGCATCCGTCTCATGCACCTGCCAGCATCGGGTATCATCAAGAGTCCAGAGGAAGTCGCTCAAGATAGGGCCAACGCCCAACCGCCACCTCCTGATCCTAAGCTTCTCGAAGCGCAGGCTAAGATGGAAGCTAATCAAATAGCTATGCGCCGTTTAGAACTTGATTCTGAGAAGATCAAGCAAGAGATGGGTATTCAGTTTGAGAAGCTGAAGATGGAACTAGCTGTTCAGATGGAGACAAATCGAATTCGCGAAGTAGAAGCTATGGCTTCTGTTCGTAAAGCAGATCTAGATTTCCAATCGTCTATGGCGCAACTCGCTAGCCGAAGTGAAGCAGACCGCGCGCGTATTATCGCGGATCTTCAAAAGCATCAGCAGCAAGCTACTACTGAAAAGTTCTTGGCTGGTACTGATATTGCGCTGAAGATTAGGCAGCAAGATATGGATAAACAAGAATTAAACTACAAGAGGCAGACCGGGAAACCTGGCATCTAATGATCTATCATGACGATACGTGGAAGTGGTTGGAAGATTATCTAACAAAGGATCTTCACGCCACAACAAACAAGTTGTATAACAGAACTACTCCCCTGGAAGAATTGCGCGTACTTCAGGGTCGCATAGAACTATGCAGAACGCTACTTAACAGTCCGACAATCCACGAGATTGCCGCACAAACGAGGAAATAAGTTTGGACCCTAATGCACCGCAGCTCTCAGAGGCAGAAGAAGATAAGCTGTTTGATGAGACCTACAATACTAAACTCGGATTACAAACCGAGCCGCCAGTTGTACCGGAACCAGCACCAGCGCCAGTAGAAGAAGAACCTACTCCAGACACAGCCGCGCCTTCTTCCCTCGGGACAGAAGATGCAGCGCCTGTACAGAAGGAGGAAACACCTACTGACCCCAATGCTTGGATGAAAGATATTCCTGATGAAGCGCGCAATCGCTACATTAAGGAGATGCAAGACTTCAAAGCTAACGCTAGTAGAAACGCCGCACTACAACGACATCTCGAAGTAGCGCGCCGTGAACTGGATATGCTAAAGAAGGCAAAGGAAGAGCCTAAGCCCCAGATCAAGAAGCTAGACAAATGGGAAGCGCTCAGTGAAACCGACAAAGAGTTAGCTCTCTCTGTTGAGGAGCGCATAGCAGATGCTGTGGCACAGGCAAAAGAAGATCTAAAGAAAGAGTTACAAGCGCGAGTCGCCCCGATTGAAGACCGCGCATACGAAGCTCAGATTATTAATGAGCTTCATCTGCTTAAGCAGGCAGTTCCCAACTACGAAGACGTAGTTCGCACTTCTCACTTCCACGACTGGCTAACCATGCAGTCTCCTATGGTGAGACAGAAATATGAAGAGTCCACCGATCATCGGGATGCACTTGACATCATGCGGCTATACTCATTTAGTTTTGGCAACCCGCCAGCCCCACAAGCAAATCCACAGCCGTTCTCGAATCCCGTTGCAGACAAAGTAGCAGCGGCGCGGGAAACAAGGCGGCAAGCTTCCACACCAGTCAAGTCTAATGCTGCTGGCATTCCTCGGAATCCTAACACTGAAACTTTGTCTGAGAAGGAAGAGGATCAGGTTTTTGATGCTGCGTTTGCTAAATACACTAGAGGATAAACCTAATGTCAGGTAATGCTTTTCTAACTTACGGCAGTGCATCCATTGCTCCGCGCATTGGTATCGCTGCCGTAGCCGAGCTACTCGCTCGTATTGAACCACAGGTTGTTACTGATAAGTACTCAACTTTCACTCCCCTTCCCAAGAACAAGGGTGAGATCATCAAGTGGCGTCGTATTCGACCGATGCCTGTTTCAACCGGCGCTCTTACTGAGGGCGTAACTCCGGCTCCTGCTACGTTCGGCTATGATACGGTTACTACCGTTATCCAGCAGTTCGGCGTGTGGGTCCAGTTCACGGATAAGATTTATGAGCTGCACGAAGATCGTGTTCCTCAGGATGCGCAGACTGCTATTGCGGATAACATTGCTTCTACCAAGGAAGCGATTATCTGGGGCCAGCTCATCGGTGGTACACAGGTATTCTATGCCAACGGTTCGACCGTTCCGGGTATCAACAGCCCGATCGACGCCGACCTTATTGCGGCAGGTGTTAATACGCTAAAGCGCAATTACGGTAAGAAGCTTACCCCGCGTCTTGCTGCACAGTCTGGCTTCAATACAAGCCCGGTTAACTCTAGCTACGTGATGTTTGGTCACGTCGATGCTGAGTACGATTATCGTAACATCGACGGCTTCGTGCCTATCGAAGCTTACAATCGTCCGATCAGCGAGCATGAGATCGGTAAGGTTAATGAAGTCCGCATCTTGATTGGCCCGCAGCTTATGGGTTCTCTGGGTGCAGGCGCTGCTGTTGGTTCTACCGGCATGCGTTCAGAAGACGGCGTGAATGTGGACGTTTACTACTCGGTAATCGTCGCTGAAGGTGCTTATGGTACCGTCGGCCTCAAGGGCAAGAATGCCGTTGAGATGCACGTCGAGCCGCCGAAGATGCAGACCGGCGATCCGCTGGGTCAGCGCGGCTTCGTTTCTGCGAAGTACTGGTTCCAAGCCCTACGTTTGAACGAGCTTTGGATGGTCCGCCTTGTTCATGCTGTAACGGCTCTTTCGTAATCCATAGGAGAATAACATATGGCAACTAAGCTACTCCCTTCCTACGAGAAGGGTACTGTTCTCCGCCTAGCTAACCAGACTGAAGCGGCTGAAGCTGTCTTTACGCTGTTGATTCCTGGCGGTACTGCCGTCACTGCTGGCGGTGAAGTTTATAAGGTCGCCCGCCTGGGCGATCTACACACCGTGCGGTCAGTTAGTCTAGAGGTCTCGGGTTCCCTCGCGGCTTCTGGTTTGACTTTCGATGCAGGTACTGATCTGGTAGGTGACTGCTTCATTGGTGGCGCTAATCTCGGCAATGGGGCGGGCGGGAGCGTAACCAAGGTTGCTGGTCTAGAAGCTGCGGATACGTTTTCTGACGGCTATGTTGGCCCTAGCACCGCGATCCGCGATCTTACCTTCACGATTAACGGTACGGCTACTACTCCGGTTACTGCTGGCGATCGGTACATTACGTACCGTGTTACCTACAGCCGCAATATGCCTGAAGCGCTGGTCACTGGGGTTAGCAATCCTCTGTACCCGCTTGCCGGAGCACTTGTTACTGCACCTGCTTCAGAGTTCGATTACAACGGTAACGCTACCTCCTCGTAAGAGGCTTAGATACAACGGTATCAACACAACGACAGTGTTCTCCCCCTTCGGGGGGAGGACCCTACCACTTAGAAGATAACCACTAATGTCAACTACAGCAACAATTCGTGACGAGCTTGAGAATACCCCGATGGGGGAGCTTCGCAGTATCGCCAGCAAAGACTATAAGATTCCTTTTAACCCTAAGAGCACTAAGGCTGACATCATCCATGCTATTCTAGGAAAGATTAACGACGGAGAAACTGCACCAACCTTCGGAGCTATCGAACCCGGATATGCGCGTATCAAGCTTCACCAAACAGGTGAGCGTAGTGACGCAGATGTTCTTGTCACGATCAATGGTTACACCTGTTTTGTTCCCATGAACAAAGAGGTTGACGTACCGATCAAAGTTCTAGAGGTGTTTAAGGCAGCAGAAGAGACTAATTTCGTTGCTTTGCAGGACTACAGGCCGTCAGGTGACGGTGATAATGTTAAGGCCACTAAGGTCTATAGTTATCCGTTCACTGTATTGGGTGTAAACCCCGGTCCCGATCCCCGCCCCTCTACATGGGAAATAGCTCGCGAGAAAATCCTGAAGCTCAAGTACGAGTTCCGAGACGATCAGGGATACTGGCCTAACAAGAAAGCCCTCGCCGAATGGCAGGCAACAAAGCGAAAGGTAAATGGCTAACAAGACCTACGTAGAATTGGTCAACTCCACGATTCAGGAATCGGGGGCGGAATCCGCCTCCTTTTCTGCTACGGGATCTGACTTCAATACAAATACTGATTCTTTAATGCGCCGTTTTAAGGTGTGGGTACAGCGCGCGTGGAAATTTATCCAGCAGGATGCTGATGACTGGCATTTCCTTACAGGACAGGCGGTAGTAAATATCGGCCCTAGGATTCAGTTCTATATCTACGGTGAGATTCCTGGAGCAGTGCCTGCTACTATTGATATCTACGACTCCAATGATGAGGTTAAGGCAGAAAACGTCCCGGTAACTGCGGTCGTAGATTTGACCGGAAGGTACAGCGGCGAAGCTCCGAATATGAACTATGGCTATATTACTATAGATCCGGCAGCCTATCCTCTTAACCTTTCACTTAAGCCCGGCAATGATTATTTTTATCTAGATGATCGCGTTGACGAGATTTCTGTAGGTCCCGGACTGTACACATTCTATGATACGAATACCGTAGTAGGGCAGACCCTATCTTTTGTTCTGAGAGATGCTTTAGACGTTGATACCTACTATCCAGCCGCAGGTATTCTTACAGAACTTACTCCCGCTACTGGTGGTATTCTTATAGGAACACAGGGATTTAAGTTCATTACCACGGAGCCAGCAGTAGCAAGTTTGATTAGCACAGGCACGTACGGGATATATATCTATAACCACCCTCTGGAAAATTGGGATTCTCAAGATCCCTTTCCTGCGGGATCGGCAGCCTCCTTCTCACAAACTGAGGGAGCTAGTGTAGTTTCCAGTTCATCTAAAGCCTACATCCATAGTTGGGGTTCCTTCGACTGGAATGAAGAACTATTTCCTGATGATTATGCCGAATATGTGAAGAAGGTAAATACATCTAGCTATAAGATTTTGCGTACTAGTTATCCGGAAGCAGGTTATGCCGAGGTTCTACCTTGTGTACCCTGGCAATCATATCTAGATCAGATGGATTCTGCGCAGACGGCAACTTCGGATCCTGCTTTTATTACAGAAGATTCGCAAGGCCGTTGGAGACTGTGGCCACATCCTAAGGAGAGAGTTACTCTCACATTTGATTACGCACGAACTCCGCAAATTCTAGAAGCTTTCGATGATGTACCCCTTAATCTTCCGGAAGAGTACGAAGATATCATCATGTGGAAAGCCCTTATCTTATACGGGGAATATGACGAGCAGCAGAGCGTCATTAAACGAGCGACAAAGAATTACATGGACCTGAAATACAGGTTCGAGAAGAATAAGAGACCTGTATTCAATTTCAAACCTGCTAATCTTAGAGGTAAGAGTTGAAGGTAATTAGGAACACAAATGGCAACTGAGAATCAGTATGTACCTCAAGTAGTGGACCTGCGGGGGGGATTAGATTTCGTTACTCCTAAGTTGACTGCTTCTCCTGGAAGTCTTTCAGACTGCTATAACTTTGAGGAGGCGGATCGTCAGGGTTATGTACGCAGCCTAGGATATGAACGCTTTGATGGGGACTATGCTCCTAGTCTGGCGTACACTAATTCTATTACGCTTACTCACCAAGCAGTAACATACAGCGGAAGTCTTCCGGAACCTCGTAGTCCTCTTTACTACGCAAAAGTAGAGAAGCCATTTGGGATATTGATTTCTCGGGGGGCAACTTCGTCTGTGATTGCTATCACTGACTTTGAACAAGCCTCGCTTCTCATCAGCTTTCTTAAAAATCCGAGCGGCGTTTTTAATATATACAGTCAGGACGGGTCTACTACATGGCCCGTTACTGGCTACACCAATAATAGCGGGGCAGATGCTCAAGCTACTACGGTGCTGCGCAATAATCAGTTCCAGTCTCTCTCAGGCTATGTCGATACCATTGATTCTAGCATCTCTAAAAGTCCAGTCATAGGACTGAGGTGGTATAAAAATCAGTTATACGCTATTCGTAACCTAAACTCCTTTACATTCGATGCTGGATCTACCGAGGTATTTGCGAATGAAACGCTTACCCCGACCGCTACTAGCTCAGATACCCTAAAGATACTAGATGTGCAAGTTACTTCTGGTACTTGGGCTGCCGGAACTGCGGCAGGTACAATTCTAACACACACTACAGATGGTTCTGATATTATCGGCTCCATGGATCTGGTAGAGCGCGGGATTTCAGGCGTGCTAAACATTACTACTGTTCAACCAACAGAAGTAGATCTACTGGACACCATTACTTCGGCTGGTATCTGGAGAACATACTCAAGAGAGCAGGCGGATGCGGTGGGGATAACTCCCGGTTGGCATCCCGTTGATACAGGCTACCAGCTAACATTTACTGGTGGCACTTCGGCTGGCCCTCCGTTGTTGTACTCCCGAGGCGAAGTGAGTTCTGTGACTAGCCCAGTAGCTGTTTCCGGAGTTCCGCAAAGCGCAGTTACTAGCGGTTCTGTTACTTGGACTTTAGAGGGAGGAGCAGCTACAGCACTTGAGGCTCTTGTAACTGACGATCAAAAATACATACAAGGTTCTACAACGGCAGTTAATCCTGTAACTCTACTACAAGTAACTGGGTTTGCTAATGCAGAATCAGTTCCTGCCAGCGCTACTATGACAGGCTTCTCTCTCAAGTTGAGCATAGCAGCGGAGACCGTATCGTCTACTAAAAATCCCTACTTCTTTGTTAGACCTATCTCCGCGTCCGGTGAATTAGGGACAGTTAAGGCTACTCCTTATGTTCGTAAGACAGCAGGTACATTTTCGGGTGCTGATATATATGTATTGGGCGGAGAGCTGGATACGTGGGGAGTTGCTAATCTACAGGCAGAACTAGCCAATGGGTTCGGCTTCAATATTGTCCCGCGCGTAGCTGGTACAGGTTCTTCAAGTATCGCATACCGGATTAATTTTGTAGAACTTACAGTCTACTATACCGCTACTTCACAGGGTCTATTCGTTTGGAATGGAACGGAAGATGTAGCTGTTCAGGCTGTTAATTACTATGTTGACGAGGGCGACTGGACTACCGACGACGCTCATGGGTTCATGCAGTTGTATAACTTAACGGCTGTTGGCTCTGGAACTAAAACATATATCGAGGCTGGAGATCAGATTCGTACCTTACCCGGAGGAGCCGGAGCATTAATAGCGACAGCAGAAACTAACGCAATTGCTTCCATGCTTCCCGGTTTGAAATCCCTCATAGATAATGAAAGTCGCTACCAGATGCTAGTAGCAAATTTCTATCCAACAGAGGAATGGTCGGCCATCTACGGTGTAAACGGAGCAAGTCGTGGATTTTCATATGACGGCTATTACTTTCGATGGCTATACACCTCTCTAACAAAAGAACTGGACAAACCTCGGCATGTTGAGTTCTTTCAGAGACATCTGATTATCGGATATAAAGCGGGTAACATAAAGATTTCTAAGGTAGGTTTCCCAGAGATTTTCAATGTAGATCAGGGAGGAGGTGATATTCCGACAGGGGATCGCATCACCGGCTTGATACGCTTGGAAGGAGCAACGCTAGCTATTGCTTGCCAGAACTCTATCCAAAGTTTGCTCGGTTCTAGTCTGGATGATTTCTCTCTTAGAGTACTGAATCCCTATGACGGAGCTATTGAATACACAGTCGCAAACTGCGGACGCCCCGTATATTGCTCTAAATCGGGCATCACTCTATTTGAACAAACCGCAGCGTACGGAGACTTTTCTGGGGTTAGATTAAGCGAACCTGTTGCAGCATGGCTAACGCCACGTTTACAAGGAAGGACTCCGCCGATAAATATCTTTGCTAGTAATTTAGCAGAAGAAAAACAATCGAACACTTTGTACATTGAACAGACAGCTTCTGTTGGTCCTCTAATGGCGTATCCATGCCGCTCTAAAAATCAATACAGGCTCGTATTTAAGGACGGCTCGATATTGACTATGACGCTAAGAGGACCGGCCCAAGCTCCCTCGTTTACATTTCAAGCACGTATTATGCACCGTAACGGTGATGCTGCTTTCGTAGCCCCCTACTCTAATTTCATCCCTCGCGCAGAATGCTCCGCTATTGATGAGTTAGGTAGAGAAAGAATTCACATGTCTCACTACAACGAGCAGTTGGATCCTACAGGAGACGGAGGTAATTCGCTGGAAGGTTATCATGTATACGAATTTGAGAGGTCTTGGACGGATGATGGTCGCGGAATTCCTGCCTATCTAGTTACTAATCCGAACTTTAAGGATTCTCCCTTTATGCACGGAAAACTTGCTAAGGTTAAGATCCACGGATTGAGTTTAGGATATGCACCTTGTAAGTTGTTTGTATCCAAGAATTATGAATCCGCCGATCCGTACGGCACGTCTCCTGAGGAATCGCAAGTTTGTGATCTTCCTAGAACGGCATCTGATACGCTTACTGCGGATCTTATTCCTACTACAAGCGCCGTCAACTATCAGAAGGAAGGTTGGTGTTTGAATATGAATTTTTTGAATTACACTAACTATTACAATGATAGTCCCTTCGGATTTAAATTGGCGGACCCAAGTCCTCCCTTCGCACTTCAAACACTTCTAATTCAATACACACCCACAAAGGGAGGCACATAATGCAACAGCTCTTGAATCCTAGCAACTACAACACGTCTATGTATGGTAGTAATAACCAAACGCAAACTGGTAGTTCGACAGGTCATACCAATACAGTAGGTACTACACAGCCTCTGCCTCCTGGATTCACAGGCACTCCTGGCGAAGCTTATACTAGGCAGGTGCGTCCGGAAGAGCTGGCATCTCACCAGCTCACCGGATTGTTATCTAGGAATAATCCGTATATGCAGGCAAATGAGGATGCCGCTTATCGCAGGGCCAATTCTCGGGGCATCATGGATAGTTCAATGGGGTTGCAGGCTGGGCGAGCTGCCGCTATTGAAGCTGGCTTACCTATCGCTATGGCGGATGCCGGAGCCTACGGCACCGCAGCCGGACAGAATCAGCAGTACCTCAACCAGATGGAAATGGAGAGGCAAGGAAATGAAACCTCGCGGTATAATGCCGACCAAGGATTTAATGCTTCCTCATACGCTACTACAATGGGCTTGGCTAATAACCGAGAGCAGCGTGCTTATGAAGGAGAGCAGGCCGGCTTACAGCGATCTTTCCAGGACTACATGAGATCACAAGGATTCGGCGAACAGATGATCCGCGATACAATGCAGCAGCAGTTTGGTCAGCAGAATGCAGCCCTATCTGCCGGGCTGGGAATGATGGGACAGAATCAAGCGTTTAATTACAGCCTTGTAAATAACGCCATGCAGAATCCGACCCTACCCTCTCCGCAGCAACTGTCAGGGCTGTCTGGTTGGGCTACTGGTAATCTGTCACAGCAACTACAGCAACTATTCCAGTTTGCGCTAGGCGGAGGGCAGCCATAATGAGTTGGACTTCATGGGGATCAAGCGGAGATTCTAGCGGGGATGATAGCTGGTGGGGCTATGCCTTAGCAGCAGCATCAGCCTACGCAGATTCTGAGGCGCAGAAGGATTCTAAGAAGAAAGATTATAAGCAAGAGCTAGCCTTACTCCAGAAGAAATTTGATCTGGGGGAAGAAGCTTATGCTAGACGACTGGCTGAGAGGAATGCTAGCTTGGCTCCTTATGAGAAGTATGCAACCGAACAGCAAGGGCTTCCTCTTGAAACTCTATCCTCCTTCGGACAACCAAAGAAAGGATTACTAACTTATGGCGGTTAATAAAGACGACATTGACATTGCCTACTCGGCCGTCATGGTAGCCCTCTTTAAGTCGGGGGGCGTAGAGCAGATGATGCAGACCGTGCAAGGTGTGGGCGATCCCATCAAGGGAATTGCTAGCGTTATTTACACTACTCTAGCGGCGGCACGCGAGCAGGCACAGGCGCAAATCGACTTCGATCCGAATATATGGCTATCTCCGGGAGGAGTAGTGGATCGGGTCACTAAAGACGTATGCGAGATTGCTGCGGCTAATGGAATTCAAGGTGCTGACTCTAAGGAGTTTGGTATCCAAGTCAAACGAGAAGTAGTCAACATGATGAAGGCGGAAGACATGGGTGCACAGCAAGGAACTCCACCGCAGACTCCTGGTGCTCCTCAGGGACTTCTAGCGCAAGCAGGCGGTCCTCCGGAGCAAATGCCACCTATGGGAGTACCTATGAATGGCTAACGGATTACTAGCTGCCTTTGGCGGCATGGCAAAGTACGGCCTAGCACAGGAAGAGCGAAAAAACGAAGAAGCTTCGGATGAGCGGAAGGCTCGTCTAAGGATGAAGCTGGAACAAGAACTGTGGCAGGCTAGGACCGAGTACTCCAAACTAAATCCTGAGTACAACAAGTACGTGCAGAATCCGGTTACTGGAGATGTAGAAGGGTTCGATCAGTTTGGACGTTCTAAGATTCTCCGGGAAGGTACGGAAGCGGAACGTGGGTTACTCAAAGAGAACCGCGATCTATCTAGGCGTAAAGACGAAGCTAACATCAAGCAGAGCAATGCCTTGGCAGAGTCAACACTGGAAAATGCTGCATCTAACAAAGCATATCGTGCGACTATGGCGGCAGCAGCTAAGCTTCGAGCAGATACAGGTGCGAACAAACCGCCGAGTAGCGATCGTATAGAACCTACAGAGAATCAACTTCAAGCTACCGCTATTAATTCTTTAAAGGCGACACGGCCAGATTTATTTCTTGGGGGTGAAGCTCCTATACCGGGCGATCCAGAGTACGATGAGTTCCTGTCCGAGGTATCGAAAGAGATGGAACTTATGCGCCAAGCGCGAGGAGCTCGCACAATTTCGGCACCGTCACAGGCTGCTTCGGCAGCGTCACAGGCTGCGCCTAAAGCAGGTAATCCGTATAGCGATATTTTAGATAGTCCTGATTAACGAATACTGTATTTCTCGGAGACACGATGGATAGTGAAGTAGCAATGTGGGAAGAGCAGGCGGCTGATGCTATTCGTATGGCACCTGATAAACAGGATAAAATCCTAGCTAGGCTTAATGAGCTTAAATTAAAGAAGCTGACGGCCTGGCACGAACAGGCGCTTCAGGCAGTAGATCAGGCTCCTACAAAGCAGCCTAAGATCGAAGCTCGCTTTCGGGAGTTAGCTTCCGACATTGGCTATACGTTTCCAAAAGATGCTGATCTACAAATCTCAGCATTCCGTAATGTTGAAGATGGCGTATTAGGAGGTGCCCGAAAACTATCTGATCCTAATGAAGGCCGGATGCCGTATGATACGTTGTTGGAAAATCTAAATGCTGCCGCAACTGAAATCATAGCGCCTGAGGGCGGGGATCCTGCACTTAATGTTGCTACCAATGAAGCCCGCATGGCAGCGGGAAGGAAGCAGTTAGCTCGTGAAACAGCAGGTCCATTAGGCAGATTATATTTAGATGCTCAAGGCGTAGCAGACAATTTAGCAGCCGGAAGTATTCGTGCTGGTGCTAATGCAGCAGGTATTGGCGGTGGTGTTCTTTCTAACATAGTTCCTGGACTTCCGGGAGAAGCTCTCGCGAACGATGCTTTTTCTGCTAGCGATAAGCTTAGAGCATTAGCAGATAGCATTGAACAGCAAACTCCTAATGCTGCTGATGCAACTAGGTTAGCAAGTATTGTTCCTGACATCCTCGGAGGATTTGCTGTAGAGCCTTTTGAAAGAGGGCGTAAGGAACTATTAAAGTCTGACGGAACATCTACAGATGCCTCCTTATCTGCTCTAACTGGTGGTGCTATTAATGTAGCCAACCTAGCAGCGGGCATGCTCGGCAGTCAGTCTGCCGGTAAATTAGCTATGGCCAGCCGCGCCCTTAATCAAGTTCCTGCTGGTATGGTACTGGGGCAGGTAGATCGGGATCTAAGAGGAGAACATACTACCGAAGCCGACGTAGCTGCTGACATTGGTCTGGGATTATTTGGCTCTATATTCCGTAATGCTCCACACAACGAGAGAGCCTCAACTCCAAAAACAGGAGACCCTGTTGTTGATGCAGGAATTGATGCGGTAGATAAGACAGCAGGGGCCTCACAGCCGAGTCTGAAAGATGTTGTCCCGGAACAGGGAGACTTGTTCAGTCCTCAACATGAACTATCAGTCGATATGCTCAACGGACAGACTGTTCCCGCTTCTTTAATGGAACAGCGTCGCTTGCGGCAGGAGAGGGCTAATCGCGGAGAAGAACCGCAACGCACGGAGGCAGAAGATCTTGCTCTTGAAAGAGACTATCTCCTCGATCAGCAGCAGAAACGCGATGCTCAAATGCGTATTGCTCAGACAGAACCTCCGGCACAGGCTGACTTGGCTAACTTCGGTATTCCGGAAGTAAGTCGAGAACCTACTAGTTCTTCCCTGCGTACTGATGCGGAAGGTAATCCAGTTTCTTATACTGAGACGGGAACCAATACTGCACTCCGAGATGCGTTTAGAGATGCAGGAGAACGGCGCACTACAGGGTTGCAGAACCAAGATATGTTCGGCGGCCCTTATACAGAGCCGGGGCGTGTTCCTGATGTAATACCAGAGCCGTTTAATCCCAGCCGTAATAAGACAGTAGATCAGCGTCCAATTCAGGAGACGATGGAACTGCCCGCACAGCAAGATCTGTTTGGTAACATTGCTGAAAGTGTTATTCCCGATACGCCGGCTAAGCAGCAAAAAGCTGCTAAAGCGGTTGAAGAGGCAGTAACTAATGAGCAATTACTTGAGGCTCTTAATAATGGGGGCAGAGTTCTATTTGCCGATGAATCTAAGGGTTCGCTTTCAATCAAAGCCGCTTCGCCGCAAATACTAGAAAAGCTGCGTAATGGAACTTTGACTACGAGAGACGTACTAGACGAAGCCTCCAAGAGTTTACAGACAGACACTCCGGAAGCTAAAGTTGCATCCAATCTAGTTCACTATCTTAATACTCTAGCCGATCGCATAGGAGGTAAAGATGTAGCCTTTACTATCCTAGATCCGCAAAGCGCAATTCATAACGAAGTTCTCAAGAGAAATGAAAAGCAACTAGGTCGCGAATTTGCAGCTTTCTACGATCCTAAGACCAACAAGATTTATTTCAAACCGTCTACTCAAGGAAAGAATACTCTTATTCACGAGGCTGCCCACGGCATCACTAGCATGTTAATTGCTAACGGAGAAGCTGGAAGATTAAAGGGCGATGCGATGCAGGCGTACGGTGAGTTTGTAGTTGCTTTTGAGAATTTCAAACCAGTACTAGAAGCTAACGCTAAGTTACTCACGGATCCAACGTTTAAGGATTCAGTTAGCTACGGCCTAACAGACCTTCACGAATTCATATCGGAGTTCTTTTCTAATGGCGTCTTTCGCAATAGCTTAAAGAAGGTTAAGGTTGATCCCCAGACAGCAGCTTCTTACCCCCGCTCGTTACAGGGCATTATTAAGAGAGCTACCTCGATGTACGATGTGGTCGTGGGTTCTCTATCTAACCTAATGGCTAGGGCAGGGTTGCGCAGCCGGGCTGATCTTGGATTAGCATCTAAAGCAGAATCGGCCTATGAAGTCATGTTCCATAACATGGACAGATTCTTCAATAGTGTTACAGATGCGGATGCCAAAGCGCTTAAAGATATCAGTACTAGAAATACACCGGCACTGGGAGATACTAGCTTCTTAGGCGAGCAAGTAGAACAACGTGTTCTTCCGGCAAGAGAAGAACCTAAACTACAAGCACCTCGTAATAGGTTGGTAACTGCTCTGCGGGGAAGTCTGCTCCCTAAGGGAATCGAGCCGAAGGTAACAGAAGCTCGTGCTGTTCGTACTGGGGAACAGGCTGCTGGTATCTATCGAGCAGCTACAATCGGTAATCGTCTTAATGACGGACTGAAGCGTAATCCTGCGGAAGAGCAAAATCTTAGTGCTGTAATCGAAGGGCGCGAAGACCCCCGTGCCTACCTTGAAGGTTTGAAAGATCCTAAGTTTAAGGAAGCTGTTCGTGATTTCCTCAACGATCGAGTGAAGAACACGCTGGCTCTTGTTCGAGAGGTTGCGGAGAATCCTAACTCTACAGCATCCGACAGGGCGTGGGCAGCTACTCTCCTTCGTGATGTAGACAAATACACGCACCGTGCTTATGAAGGGAATCTAGATCCCCCTAAGAAGGGAATACTTTCTTGGATGGGAGGCGGGTATATGGGACGTAAGCTAGCCTTGGCTTCCAAAGCAGAGACTAAGTTAGGAGAAAGATCTAACGCTAAGTTAACTGCTGAAGAGGCGGCTCGCCTTACTCCAGACGAAGCAAAGAATCTAGATCAACTACGGGGGATGAGGCGGTATGTATCTGGTTGGTTCACGGATAATCCTAAGTCTCTGGATAAGCTAAGTCTTGAGGAATTGGGAGATCGGTATCAAGCCATTACCAAACTAGATCCGACAGAACTTACGAGGAATCTTCCTACTGCGGATAAGGCTACAGCTCTACGAGCTGCTTACTTGGATGCTTTGCACAAAACTGATGTGCCTATACTCGTGGACAACATGATTAAGGCTATGTCAGGATTGTCTCCAGATAAAACCGGAGCAGTGATCTCATATGTGCGTAACATGCGTCTAGGTTCTGATGTTATGGCTCAGAGGGAAAATATTCCGGCGGTAGTTCGTGATTGGCTGGGAGAGATCCATCATCCAGTAGCTAAGATGATCCAAACCTTAACTACTCAGACAACGCAGTTGGCGCAGCTAAAATCAATGAGGGCTCTAAAGGAATCTGGAATGGGCACGCTGTTCACTGATAAGGAATCGCCTACTCACACTGTAGTACTTACAGGAGAGAGGATGGGATCCTTACAAGGACTACGTACTACGCCGGATGTTAAGAAAGCTATGGACTCTATCCTTAAGATAGATCAGAGTACCGGCGATCTAATTGATGCTATTGTTGGAGATGCGGAAACGCACTCCCTAGCTAAGATAGCTGTGGATAATCTCTTATTTAAACCCGCCCGTGCCCTCAGTACGACGAAGAAGCTGGCCACAGTTGTCTTTAATCCTGGTCGCTGGGGACTGAATATTCTTGGATCCTTTGGACAGCTAGCTACAAACGGTAACATTAACCTCGCTTCAATGAAGCGCGGAGTAAGTGCTACTCTAGCTGCGCTGAGTCCTGCTAGCCGTCGCAAGACTAATCCGGATGTAGAGTTACTGTATAGATACGGTATCTGGGAGCCAACACAAATAGAAGATATCTATAGTGGCATAGGAAGACAAGAAATCTTGGATATGATTCGCTCCACAGCAAGCTTAGATAATCCTATAAAAATGGCTGCTAATCTTCCCAAGAAGGCAGTTAATCTAACCAAGGAAGGATACGCAGCTACTGACTTGTGGACTAAGGCAGCAAACTTCTTCAATGACGTTAAGAAGTGGGAAGCTCACAATAAGAAGATCGGTAAGAAAATGTCAGAGGAGCAGTTGCATCGGTTCGTAGCAGACCGTATCAACAATACTAACATCACTCCTTCTCGCGCTCCTACCCTTCTACGCGCCATTGAGAAGCACGGAGGTACTCAGTACTTGCCATATCAGTTTGAGACATTCCGCACTACGTATAACAATGTGCTGACGGGTGCCTCAGATGCAAGGGTAGGTATCAAGACTGGGGATGTGGAGATGCTTAGGTATGGTGTCCAGCGTATGTTGGGTGCAGTTCCTGGAATGCTCTACAGTCAGACAGCGTACCACGCCGGTGTAACAATGAGCCTTGGGGCAATGGGTTATGCTGTTAGCCAGCTCGGAGAGGACGATAAGCGCAGAGAGTTCCTAGATTTAGATCCGTCTAAGTTAGGTTCGCAGGTAGTAGTGCTCACTGATTCGGAAGGTAAAGAGTACACTGTAGATATTGGACAGATTCCTCCTATGGATCCAGCAATTAGACCCATAGAGTCTGTTCTGAAAGCTATCTATTTGACAGGGGAAGGTAAGAAGGACGAAGCTCTAAAGCAGATTCAGAATGCTGGAGATCAGATCTTCAATCTTGTCAGCAAGAACTCTATGTACGGTAACCTGAAGAAGGCTGCAACCGGAGCTGAACCGAGCGTAGCTAGATCTAATCCCGAACTATACAAGGATATAGAGAAGCAGATGCAGGATGCAGGATTCAGTAAAGGGACGTATGATCGCGTCATTAACTTGGCTGAGATTGCAGCTCCTAAGGGTTTGCTAGAATATCAGAAAGGTAAATACGCCGAAACAGACGATAACATCAAGGCGTTGATTAAGTCTGGTATTGGTGTTAAGGAATTGAATCCCACTAAGGACCTAGTAGGATATTTCGGACAATCCCGTAAGAGAGAGATTGCGGATGCTAGGAAGGGATATGCGGATATGCTTAAGCAGGGTTTCGACGCTAACCCAGAAGTAGTCGAGAAGAACTTTGTTGAGGGTCTTGTAGAAGCCGCAAAACCGTACAAGGAACTACAGATAGCCGTTGACGCTGCTAAGAAACAAGGAAAATCCCGCAGAGAAATCTTGCAGTACCTTAAGAATTTGCGTATCGGAGATGAGGCGTCTATCTCTCTACTGCGAGGACGCGGATTACCTGTATCAGCAATGATCGTGGATCTAAAGGCAGATCTAAAGGAAAAGCTTTTAGAAAGCCAGGGTGATCCCGCTAAGAGGGCTGAAGTTCGTAAACGCTTCCGTGAAAATACAAGGCTTATGAATAACCTGCACAGGAAGTATCGTAATAAGACTATTGAGGAACTTACTGATGCCTAATGCAACTGGTACTCAGCAGTCAATGCTGTATAGTATGCGAGGTCCTACCTCGGACAATAGAGACAGATCGGCAGAACAGAAATACTCTAACTCGGGGAATCCTATGTTACCTATGTTCAATACCTCCGCACAAGCTCAGTACGGAGATTTCTACGGAGGGCAAGCACCTAATCTAGGTCGCTATGTTCCTCCGACTTTAAGCAATGCGGGCTCAAGTAATAGTCCTCTGTGGAATACAAATCCCGGAGGCTATGCGTACAATCTTCCTAATGCCTACGGAGGTTATCAGGGAGTAGCTCAGTTTGGTAATCAGTCTTGGTTGCAAAACTATTTGGCTGGTGGTGGTCCGCAGATGCCGCAGTTTAATTTCGGTACTAACCCTCAGGCGAAACCGGCAATGCAGCAGCCTCCAATGCAACAGCCGCCTATGCCCGGAATGGGAGGGGCACAGGATGTTGCCTTCGCCGAGCAGGCTGCTATGCAGGGAGGATCGGGAGGAATGTTTGACCGGATGGGAGGTCAATTTACAGGCGGTCCAATTAGTCGTCCGGGTACTGATGTGAATGTGGGGAGATTACCTCCTCAGAGTATTACACCGGCTCCTCTCCCGAGGCCGGGAGGCAGACCGCAACTATCAGCCGCAAATCCTGGACCGCATATTCCGATTATCAATCCAGTCCGCTACTAAGAGGTTACTAAAATGGCAGAGGTCTTTGGGCCGTTTACACAATACGGAGAGCGTCCTATCATCCAGCGTGCTGTAGATAGTTTCTCTCCAATAACTAGCCGCCAAGCTGGTAATATCTTTGGTAGAGGTAGATCCGGAGAGACTAGATTTCGTAATGCGTTAGATGCAGTTGCTCGCGTTGCTAGAGGCGCAGGTCCAGTAGGCTTGCTACTCTGGGCAGCAAACAGAGGATTCAACGGCCCGAATAATCCAGGACGTATCTCGTCAGAAATGTGGGATAGTCTGAGTGCACAGGATAGAGCATTTCTAGCCGAGCAGGGAATTACAGATCGAGAGGCACTACAGAATCGCTTAGATGGAGATCTGGCTGCCTCTCAAGGATCTGGAACTCTTAATAGGGATCCTATTTCTGGATTGACTAGAAATGTTCCCGGCACGTATGGTCCTTCGCAGCCATCTTTTTCTATGCCTATGTTTCCTACAGATGGCTCGGCCTCTTTGCCTAGCGGCACTGTTACTGTTGGTGATATCAATACGGGTTTGGGAGATATGGTACGCCCTTACATCAATCAGAGTACAGGACAAGTACACCAAAATCAATATCCGGGAATTACTGGTCCGCAGGAGACTCAGCAATCCTCTGATACAGGGGATGTGTGGGGAGGAGTAGAGATGCCGTATCTTGAATCAAATACAGCGGTGTCTCCGCTGTGGCAAACTAATCCCTCTCCGCAGACTCCCGGCTTCGGAGGACAACGGGGAGGTAGCTACACCAATGCTAGCGGATTAGAGAGTGTAAGCTCGGGTGGGGCTAGGGATGCCTTCGCTGGCGGACAAGGATCCAGCGACTGGAACAACACGCTTACGTCCATGGGTATGCAGGGGAGTAATGGGGAAGCTGGCGATAGAGGTGATATAGGTCATTCTCGTCTGCTATCTAAAATTAGAGAGTGGAATAATAGCGGCGATCCTGCCCTTATAGCGCGGGCACAGAGTATGCGTAATCAGCTTAGAGACGCTCGTGATAATGGGCGCTAATCTTTTAGGAGGGGATAGGTGCCAGAACCAACTACAATAAACGAGCGGATGACTGTTATGGAAATAGAACTCCAGCATATCCTTAAACAAAATGCTGCTAGAGAAACCGCGCACGCTGAGACCTCTGAAAAGATTGATGATGTTAATAAGAAGATGGACACTCTGCTGCTTCAGCTTGAGAAGTACAAGGGCTTCTTAGGAGGCTGCTTGTTTGTTCTTAGCTCTCTGTGGGTATTTATTAAGATGGTGATACCCTACTTACTTAAGTCACTTGGGAAAGAAGTATAAACATGAGCGACCTGAAACAGTGTCCTCCAGATATCAATCTAGTAAAAACTCAACCAGATATCGAGAGGCGTTACACTAACGAGGCTCTTCGCGCTCTGGCTAGGTGCATCTCAGAAGTAAAACTACCCTCCCCGACTGGGCATGGCGGGGAGTTCTTGTCTACTGACGGTACTACTTTCTTCTGGGCCACTGCGGGGGGTGGCGGCTCGTCTGTCCAATCGCCCGGCTGCGTGTTCAGCAACGGCAACCTACTGCTGACAGGCACGCTGACCTCTGAAATCCGTATTCCCTACGGCGGCACCATCACTGCGTGGACGATTGCCGGTGATGCGGCTGGCGATGCCTCGATTGTTGTTTCTCATTCCACCTATGCCGCTTACGACACGATGACTACGCTATTCACGGCGACCTGCACAGGTAGCAACAAGGCTCAGGCAACAGGGCTTTCTCACACGCTCGCGGCTGGCGACATTCTCCGATTTTCTGGCAGTGGATTTTCCCTGTTCACTCGCTGCTCAATCACATTAGAGGTGATCTAATGGCTATCATCAAATATACAGAAGCGACCGTTGGAGCAACGGCTTGCACCGGCGTCAATGGGTCGCTTGTGGCAATCCTTGATGTTGCGCTTCCCTTGAATGGGTGGGCTATTGAGTATTCAAGCGGCAACGGGCGAGTCTATCGCCCAGGTAGCGGAAACCGCTTTCGCCTTGCTGTGTTCGATGATTCAACTGTGTCCGGCGATGCGCGTGCTTGTGTGTTTCGCGGTTGTGAGAATGCGACAGGAGCGACACCTGCGACCATCGTTGATCCGTTTCCACTTGTCTCTCAGGTGGCAAACAATCAGCAGTTCATTCTTAAATCCATTACTGCTAACGCTACTGCCAGAAACTATACGATCTTTGTTGCTCCAACGTGGGTGCGAATTTTCATCAACAGCGGTTCAACGAAAAATGTCTGGGAGACGATGCGTTTTGGTGACGCTGCAAATACGTACTCAGGGGACGTTTACGCAACGCTTTGCTCATCAAGAAACTCTACGTCGCTAACGATCCCTAACACTGCTGGATATATTTTAGGGAATAGCGGTCTTTTATACTTTTGCAGGTCAATTGACGGAACTGTTAAATCCAGCACTGCTAGTCCTAATGCCATTGTTGCTGCGGGCAGTATCCACAGTTCAAGCGGATCTATTGCCTCCCTTAAAGCACCTCTTGCCGGATTTGGCAACACGATAGACGGCGATGAGATTTCCGTCTATGACTTTTCCAGTCCTTCGACTTCGATAGGAGCGTATCCGATAGCTAAAAGGGCGTGGATTCAAAATACCTACGCTCCATTGCACAGCGGTCTCACAGGCGTAAATTCTCGCGATGTTTGGGACGATGGCGCTGGAAGATCGTTTGAGGCTTTTGCTATTTCGGCATCCAGTTGGCTTTTCCAAGAAACCACTGATACTTGGGTTCAGCCGTAATGGCAAATCTAGGAACAGTAGCGCGCATCTTTCAAGGCTCGGCTCCTTACGGTTGTGGCTCTCCGTTTACGTCAGATCGTGTCGGAACCCTTGTGGATATTTCTGTCACGTCACAGACCCCATTTGCCTACGCCTACATCTATCGGAATGCTGTAGCTGTGTGGCCACCCATCCGCGCGGATGGATCAGGAGTGCTTCAATGGACAGGACTAGATCCTAGCTACAGTAATCCGTACACCATTTATACCGCCGACCCGGCGACAAAGCTAACAACGGGCGAGTCATGGCGTGCCGATGTCGCTACAAACGGAGTAGTCACTATCACGCAGTTGTTTTCCAGTCAGCGTGCAGTTGCTGCTGCGTTTGCCTAGCCAAGGAGTTATAATGTTTAAGGCAATAGGAGCCTTCTTGGCTCCGTACAAACTCTTTGTCTATGTAGGACTAGCGTCCTGTATAGTTGGAGCGTGGATGTGGGATAGACATGCTCAGTACAATAAAGGCGTAGCAGCCTGTGAACTAGAGCAGGCGGAAGCTAAGGCGAATTACTGGGAACAACGCAGTACGCGCTTAGCGGAGGAGGGCAAGATTGCTCTTGAGAAGGA